TGAAATTGGTAGACACAAGGGATTTAAAATCCCTCGCTGGTAACAGCGTGCCGGTTCAAGTCCGGCCCCGGGCACCACTTAAATCAATCACTTACAAAATTAAAAAAGCAAAATGGTATACGATTGGTTGTTTTTCCGGAAATGATTTCCGTAAATTCTGTCTATTTTTAACCTTTTTTGTGTCGCTACTCGTCGTTTAAAAGTTGATCTATTAAGGTACAGGTGCAATATTAATATTGCATGTTAGTTAAATGGATTTGTATAATGCGCGCGATCAGACTACGAGGTGAATTATGAAAACTGAACAGCTAATGCTCCGTTGTTTTGGCGAGCAGAAAGGCGATCAATGGACCGTTGTCTGTGTTGATCTCTGCCTGGCTGCTCAAGCCTCAACCATCGAAAAAGCCAAGGCAAAACTGGAATCTCAAATAAAAGAGTACCTCTTTGATGCGCTTGTCGGTGAGGATAAGCCTCACGCCGCCATGCTATTAAGCAGAAAGGCACCTTTATCGCTTAGAGCTAAATATCATTATATTGCGCTCATTAGCCGGATTGTGTCAGCAAAAAATCACGTAAAATCTATTTTGTTTACCGAGACGCTACCGCTAAAACCCTGCTAGGGCCAACCAATCAAGGATGATGTTTTATTGTGTGGTTTGGAAAACTACCCAGCGTTAAGTGCAAAGACGTGAAAAGTTGCCTGGTTAGGCTGGGGTTTGAAAGAAGAAAGCAGAAGTCAGGCACTTCTCACAAACAGTATGTGAAGATCATCAAGGGCGAATTGCACAAAGTCACTGTTGATTGCCCTAAAGCGCCGTTTTCCGAAATACTACTCAAATCCATGGCTCAGCAGGGCGGTTTTAAAAGTTACCGCCAGTTCGTCGCTTACTGCTGTGATAAAAAATTCAAAAATAAAAATCACCCTAAAGAGTAGGCTATTTCTTACTTTCCAGGGTAGGTACCACCCTGACTTTACGGTCGTAGGTATGGACCTGCCTTTCTGTTTTGTGGCCACTGGCAAATTGCTTTTCACCGGCCGTGCCCTCAAAATCACTGATACCCTTGGCCTTGATGTCGTGAAACGTGAAATCAAGCGGTAACTGGGTGATCTCGCGCGCCTTGTTTATAGCCTTACGCCAGCGCTGATCAAAACTTGCTGAGGCGAACGGGTGACCATTCTTCTGGTGCAATACAAACATACTGAATACATCGGGGTTGATTTCGTTTGCGGTATGAATAGCCTGGCGTAAGCGTGGCCCCCATTCTTTGATTTGTTTTTTACCTGTTTTTCCTTGCTGAATATAAATGCCCTCATCCAGCAACTGGCTTTTATGCAGCTTCACCACATCCCCCTTGCGGGCCATGCACAAGTAACTGATCTCCATCGCCGCCTTAACGACGACACAGGCATTATCGTAAACCGCCTGATATTCATAATCGGCAATGTAACGATCACGCGCTTTTTCTTTAAACTGCCTGACGCCCTGGCAAGGGTTTAGCTCTACCTTTCCGCGTTCGTAAGCCCACCGAAACACCCGTGACAGAAACGCCTTATGCCTGTTTGCCTGGGTAGGTGATTTAACGCCCATGATATCCATGAACTTACGAACATGAACGGGTTGCACCTTTTTGGCCTCCATATCACCAAATGCGGCCAGCACCTTTTTACTGTATTTCTGATAATCTTTACGGGTGTTCAATGCCAGATCGTTAAAGTCGGCACTGGTAAAAAACTCGCGCACTAAATTTCTGACGGTATGCTTATTATCAGCAATCGCCATATAATCCTCGTAGGCTTTCCACACCTCGGACTGTGACGCACCCAGCGCGCAGAGTTTAACGGTGCCCGCTGCAGGTAATCGCAACTCAAATGCCGATTTACCTTTATAAACGTGCGTTGGCATCCATTGATTTTCTTTGCTGCGCTTTCTAGCCATGTTTCATAAAATCCGCGTTAAAGCCGCTGTCATCGTTTGCGGCAGTTACTTCCTTGTCAGCCCCGTTTAACCAGTCTTTGCAGGTCCACACCTGGCCGCGGGCGCTCACCTTGCAGGTAATGCCGTTTTCCTTAAACCATCTAACCTGACAGGCGCGCAACTTGTAACCGGTCATGATCTCAATGTCTTTACCGATGATAATATCCATTACACACCCACCAAACTTAGTTGATTGTCACAGTCTTTGCTAATAACAGGCTTAACTGCCTTTGGCTTAACCACCTTGTAATGCTCGCAATCTTTTATCTCGTAGCACACAGCGGTTTGAGTGTCATTTTCCCAAGCGTCCACAGTGATTTTGTACACACCCTCAATAGGCTGTTCGTGCTCAGGCAACTGATCACACCAAATGGCATCACCCCACGAACAGACATCAAAATACACCAGCTCGCTTTCGTCGCCCACTATACTGATCACGCAGGCGCCGAACAAACCAATACAAATGGTGATCTCTACGTCATTCTCACGCATAACCGCCTCCAATATAAATCACCAGTTCGTAAACAGCCCACCAGGCCATCACGCCAGCAAATGCAGTGAGCACCACTGCGTTACTAAATTTCCATTTCTTCACGCGACCAACTCCTTTTTTTCTGTAACAGCCTCAAGGGTAACCGCCTTATGCAGCTTCGCCCCAGCCGACAAAAGACCATTTTGCACATCATCAGGCCATTTTGCTGCATCTGCGCTATCAAGCCCCATGTACATCAACTCAAGCGCTTTCACTTCATTGGCGTCGAGTACAATAATATGCTTCATGACTAATCCTTAGCGGGGCGCAAGGCCCCATCAGTTAAGCCGAAAAATTGCCAACAAAAACTTTAAACGCCGTTTCTGTTAGCTCATCAATCAATATGTCTTTGAACTCGTTGGTAAGGGATTCGCGCAGCTCCTCCTCGGCAACAATTCGCAGGGCAAACGTAGGTACGTCGTTGCCCGTGTTCATACCAACCCTTAACGTGATAACGCGCTCCTGAAAGCTGTCGTATGGCGCACACGTAAACGTAATCAACTTGGGCAGATCATCTTTATTCTTTGCGGCACGGCGTTCGCTAACGCTTGCGCTGTTTTCAAAATCGCCCACCTCCGACTCAATGGCCCGCACAGTTTCGACCGTCGCCTTACGCACAGCTGTCACCGCCACACCATGCAACATTTCTTTGTTGGTCTGACCCATGACAGCAATGTTGTTTTTCCAGTCCTCGATAAAGTCGCTTAATTCCATTTGGGAAAGGCGGCGGTTACATACCGACTCCATTGCCTTAAACGCGGCGTTTTTGCGGCACTGGATGACGGCATCGTGATCGCAGTGTCCAGGCGTCATCAAATCACCGAGATTTAAAATTGCTTTTGCAGACATCGAATCCGAATCAATAAATACCTGACTATCCATCGACTTATACAACTTGGAATAATGCGCACAATAAGCAGCAAATTGACCAGGAACGTGCGTTTTAAATCCACCGCGAAAACGGGTACGGAATTGCAGGTGTTTTTCAAATGATAGGGTGGTGCAGTCATCCGGCATTACCACCACTGGCAATATGGCGGCATCTGAACCAAATTTATCAAACGCCTGCTGCAAATCTTTGTTTGCCTGCGCGGCGCCGGTATCCTGTTTTAATTCTTGAATTGCTGTTTTATCTAACATAATTAACCTTTTTTACCGATTGGTGATATTGACCCCTGAAACAAATCATCATGACTCGCAGCCAGGAGAGTAATTGAACCGTCCTTGTTCACCCACATGGGGGTTTCTGTGGCGGACTCTTCACTAATTGCGCCTGTTGGAGTAGGGCGCATGTATTTAGCCTTACTTTCCACCACAACTTTTACGCCAGCACCTTGCTGGGCGGTGTTGCGCACCGGTTTAATATCAAAACTGATATTCAGCTTTCCACCTTTGTCATAACGACAAATCGATTTACCTACTTCCGACAAAAACGCCGAAATTTGTTCATGAAATGCACCTGAGTCCACTTCGGTTATAAAACTGTCGAATGGATTAGTTTCCATAATTGCTCCTTAACTGGCTTGCTGGATGTTTTTGGACTGCAGATCAAAGTAGCGCTGTAAAAACACCTCTTTTGCTGACTCTGGTGTCCAGGGTTTAATAATTTCGTGATGGGGTTCGATATCGCTAATGTTGTGCCATAGCGCTGGGTTGTTTGGCATGAGGTCGCGCACCTCAGTAGCTAAAGCAACGATATCGGCATCACGAACACAAGCAGGGGCTGGGTATTCGAGCCCCAGCTGTAAAAATATGGTTCGCTCAATATCGTTATGGATAGCCTGATAGACTGGCAGCAGTGCTTTTAGGGGACTTACCACATCACCGCAGTAAGCTTCTGCAGCATCATGCAGCAAGGCTGCCAGGGCATGCTCACGCGGCACAATACAGCTAACCAGTACACTGTGTTGGGCAACGGAGTAAAAAGTGCTTGTGTGGCCGTTGAAGCGGCATAAATTGGAAAGGGAATGCGCGATATCTTCAATATTAAATTTCAGCGCCTGGATATTCCCAAAGTCGATATGATCATTACTTTGCAGTTGCGAATAAAAACCACGAGGCAATGGCCCTATCGATAAACCAGAATGCTCAACTCCTTCCGTTAGACAATTATCAGTAACAATTCCCTGTAACTCACCGCATATTTTGGTTAGCGCATCTTTAAATTCTGACGGCTTGTGACGCTTGCTAACTGTTCGGATGAGTTGGTCTTGATGATCCCGCCATACGTCTACAAAAATAAAGCCATCTTCCTTGATAATGTTAGAACTCACGGTGAAATTAATTGCATCTGATATTATTTTGACCAGATCGTTAAACTTCAAAATCAAATTATCAATATCGTCATTTAACGAAATGTTACTTTTTCCATATTCAATCATAAATAACCTTAATGTATTGTATAAATACAATGTTTACTTGCCACCGTCATTGTTCAACGGATATATTCAAAAAACTTTTTCTCACAACCAACCAGCAGTGAAGGTAATCATTATTACTTTACTCACCTTTATGGTAATGCTATTGTTACCTTAATGGTAAATTTTAGCAATACCATTATGGTAATACATAAACTGGTAAGACCAGTAAAGTTAACTAAAAGGGCGCTAGGTGGGTTTAAAAATCTTATTAATTGGTAATATTTGGTATGCAATTTTGCATCTACTAACCAAGAGATTTTTAAGATGAAGAAAACAGTCAAAAAGGCTTTTATGTTAGCGACCGTAACATCGCTTGTGTACTCACCATTTGCAATTAGCAGCGAGTATGATTTTAGAGGTTTAGTTTGTGGTTTTGCGCCATGGGCCTGCAAAGTAAACTCGCTTGGAGCGGGCGGCACAGACCACGGCGGACCAAGGCCAAACCCGAAGCCAGGAACGAATAAAAACAAGGATTAACTTAATGCTTCAATTATCCACTGCAATGGGCTGGATTATAGATTTATGGGCGGTAATCCTTACCGCTATAATCTTTATAATAAATTGGCAATTTAAGCCAAACAACAAACAGCTAGTAATGGCTTCGTTGATGGTTGTACTAATGTATGCCATAGGCCATTTCGTATACGCTTGGATAATAAGCTTGCAGTGGGATGAGCAGGTTCAATATAGATACTCATCCCGCCTTCTTTTATATGTGGCATCAACTTTATTTTATGGCTTTTTTATTTTAAAAGTCGGACCTTCATTCACATCGAGCTTTATTTTTGTAAACCTTTCCGTGTGCATCATTCTCCAGTTTCTAATGCACGTAGATAGGAATGTTGTGGGCTTAAATCATATAGGCGAACTTTTGATTGATGGCGAGTTAATAATTAATACAGAGTATCAGAGTTACTGGTGGTTGTGGGACGCTTACACATTGATCCTTAATGTGTCATCAGCACTCATAATTGCTTATTTGCTTATCGGTGAATCTTTAAAGGAGTATATATGTTCACGATATTACTAGCGTTTCTTTCGTTTTTATCAATTTTAATAATGTACATTGCGTGCTTTAAAAGACCAAAAGTAACATTGAAAGATAGCGAGATTGCAACCAAGTTAGTTGAAATTCGCTACCTTAAAGCAATGTCAGAACAGTCAAATGACGGCCTTAAAACAATTGAATTTATAAAAGAAAGAGAAGAGAAAATAGAGCAGCTATTAGAGTATATCGAAAAAAATTCGATATCATATGGCAGTTTGCACAATGCACAAATTGTTAAGCTTGATTCCTACCGTCAACGCCAGTCGGCTTGATTGATTTGTCACCGAGTAAACGTTTATATTCGGTGACGATTAAACTCGAAACAGCATCTATATCGATGGACTTTTTCGGCTCATATATTCCAGCGGCGATCAGCTGGTTAATTACCGTCCTTACCGAAAGCGTAAGCAACTCTTCGTCATTTAATTTTTCGTAATTCTCATTATCGTCAAACTGTAGCTTGTCCATCCATCCATGTGGTTTTCCAAACGCTTTTTCTAGCCTCCTGGCTGTACTATCGCCCATTGTTTTGTTTGCATTACCATTTCGTACTTGGCTGATATAGCTAGCATTTGAGCCAAGTATTTCGGCAATCCTTTTTACTGATCCGGCACTAGCGATCAGGTATTCGAGGTTTAATCTTCTAACCTCTTTTACGTCCATAACAAAGTCCAATTTTTTTGACATTAATCATATCCGATATAAAACCATACATTACCTAATGGGTAAATTAGCTTGACGGTAACATTTGTCAAGTATAAAGTATTACCAAGATGGTAACGCATTGGTGAGATATGAACATTAAGCAATGGTTAAGTGAAAACAAGTCACAAGAGGTAAGAGATGCTCTTGCAGAAAAGGCTAACACGTCGATTGGCTATCTTAGCCAGTTGGCTTACACGCCGAGAAAAGCGGGAATTGAAATGTGCAAAGCTTTACGGGATGCATCCGCGGAAATAACACCTGATTCAATCATAGAGCCTCGCGATGTAAGGCCTGATATCGCCGCTATTTTTAATGATCTGCATGATGTAGAGGGTGCCGCATGAGTAAACAAAGAAAACAAGACACTCAGGGTTATATATCAAGATTTGTACACCTGGCAGATATGGCTGCAGAGGCGTGGCTAAAAACACAAACACACCTCAGCCACGTGCCGAGCTCATTTTTACCCAAAATGATTGCAGCTTGTCATGCTGATATAGCGCTCATTGAAGCGCACAAATCAGACATGAAAAACCCGGCAGACATTCACCGCGCTGACTCAACAATCAGCGGCATTAACCAACGGATTGATCGGTACCGTTCCATTATGGCCAACACCCTTAAGGGTGATCCGGTCGAAGTGTAAAAGGAAATCACTATGTATAACCATCAACGTCGCAGTAAAGATTTAACCAAAGTAGGCCGTTTCTTAATTCAACTCCTGGGCGGCATCCTCTTTGCGCTGTTCTTCGGTTTGCCGCTGGGCACCATTGCTAGTACGTGGGTGATGTAAATGACAACCTATCTACGCACTCCGGCATCCACCATTAAATTTAAACCGGGCGATACCGTTCGACCGGTGATTGGCGCGCACGACATTGATCGCCGGGTGTGTTTTGACGGCAATACCACCGCCGTGGTGGCCGAGGTGATTAACTCCATCATTCTTATTGATGATGTATTACATGGCCGATGCCGCGTTGCAGCCGAGGCAATTAACCTGGAGAAACAATGAAAACTTTCACAGTAATAAATCACACAAAAGAGCCCGTCAAAGTTGTTGAAGCTGATGATGGGATATTGCAGATCGTGGTCGGCGATGAGTCATCTGTGAACATCGAGGACAGCAATTTCGGAGTGTTTGATGCCGGCGATTATGAAAGAAAAATGCTGGCCTGCGTCGAAGAGGAAAGTGAATTTAGGCGAGCACTGCTAGAAAAGTTAGAACGCCTAATAACGAAATTACCTAGCGTTTAATAGGTTTTTTAGGCTGAGCAGATTTTAACTGCTTAATTTCAGCCTCTAAAACTGTTATTCGCTGGTTTAATAAGCGCATTTCTTGCTGGTAGTGCTTAATGAATTTGTTTAATTCGACTTCTACCAAGTGTGCTGACATGGGTTTTGCTCCTTTGTGGTGATTGTTTAAGTTTTAGACCCCTTAACCATAAACCACTTAGGAGCAATTTAACAACGTAAAATAGGGGGCTGTATGGCCAGCTACGACACAATAATTCACGCCATGGAGCGTGGCCAGCGTTACACCAGCGCTGAACTTGCATCGATCACGCACAGTGAGCATACAGCTACTGCCAAATTGCTTGGTTTGGCAAAACGCTATAACAAGGTAATTCGCCACGACGATAAAAGGTGGGAGCGTATCAACTTTGAGGCTTCAACCCCTGAGTCAGATCTCGACGAGGAATTAACCGAGCTACTGGGAAGCGATGCTACCAAAAAACCGGATTTAGCAGCTGCACCGCTTGCTAAAATTACTCCTGAGCGGCCATTGGCCCCCATTGCCAAAATGGACTTTACCAAACCGCGCGTGAGTGACGTAGACGCTGCCCTGGTGAAAGTTAAAAAGAAACTCACCACTATCGACCGGCTTAAGCACCTGCAGCCCCCTGATTTAATCGATACGAAAATTGCCGCACTAGCTGAGTTGGGTAAATACCTTGATCCTACCATTGATAAATTATTCAAAAGCATTGCGGGCGATCTTCGAACGCTGAGTGAACTGGCAGGAGGCTCGCATAATGAATCAGCTTGAAATGGATGCGTTGGGCGACAACGAGTTGCCACCGTTCGCCGTGGCGCTGTATGTGCGGTGTTTTCGGCGAAACATGGATTTCGCAACGGGCTGCGTGTTTGTCTCGTACCGGCGAATGGCACAGGATATGGAGCATATACCGCCGCGCGGCTCAACCAAGCCCAGCACCCGCCCAAGTCGTGGGGAATTGCGCCACGCCGTTGATCAGCTTATTCGGGTTAGCCTGATAAAACTGGTCGCCAAGGGTTCATTAGCCAACAACAAGGCCGCTGAGTACCGATGCGCAAAGGCTGTGGCGTTTTTGGGCGCTTTTGAGGAGCAACCAGAGAGCAACCAAGGAACAACCAATAAGCAAAAATCGACACAGGCCACGACTGGCAAGGGCTTGCCGCCAAACGTTGTTAACTTAAGAAAAAATGAGGAACAACACAAACCAGATAAACCTATAGATGATGATGTTTACGCGCGCGAGGAAATTTTGTTCTCGGACGACTGGCTCGCGTTGGCATCATCAGTGGGGCTGGTAGCCAGCAAAGAACAAATCGAATCGTGGTTTAACGTTTGGCGTGAGGGCGATTTAACCAGCACTTACCGGGGCTTATCGGTTCATCAGAAAGCCTGGCGCAAATACTGCGCATCCATCAGAGCAAATCAAGTTCAGCAAGGGGGCAGCAATGAAGTCAATCAACGCAATGGCACAACAGGCGGTCAATACCGAAACGCAACAGCTGAAACACTCGGGCGCTGCAGAGAGCGCGCGCAAGCCGGTATCGGTGTTGGAGACTTCGACTTTTCAGACGAAGCGTGATCGGATATTAGAGTTTTGCATGAGTAACCTGCTGCCGGTGATGATGGAATACTGGCGCGAGTTTACCAACAAGTATCCGGATGAATCCTTGCAGCGTTTTGTGATGGGTGAGTATGCCAAGCAAATCACGCTGAAAGGGGTAACCAATACGGCGCAGATTAAAGCCGGTATGTTAAAAGCAACCCAGCAAAAATACCGCCCGAACCCGACCGAGTTTGCAAAATTATGCTTACCAACGCCCGAGGAATTGGGGCTCAAGGATACGCCATCGGCATTGGCTGAGCTGATCACGCGACGCAGTAAATACCGTGGTCAGGATTTTACCTACAGCCACCGGGTGCTGGAAGTGGTGGACGAACGCATCGGTTACCGGATGTATGAAAAGGGCATGAAAGAATCAGACTTTGCCGCGCTGTTTGCCGGTGAGTATGAGTATTGGGTAAATCGCTTTATGAATGGCGATTTGCCGCCGGCCCGCAAAGCATTGCCCTATGTGCCGAACCACAAAGCCAGAATTGAGCAGTATATCGAGCAACACGGCCCGATTGTGCAGGGCGATGATTCGCTCAGCCTGCGCATGAAAGCCCTGGGCGAAAAAGTAAAAAAACGGTTTATTAGCAATCACGATGACACTGAGGGCAAAGTAGCATGACGAATGGCGTAATTTTCGATACTAAGCAAACAGAAATGCTACTGCAGCAGTGGGGCCGCTGGTCTCGCATTAGCCTGAAATTGAACATCGGGCGAGGTGATTACACCAATGTGGCACTGATTTCGGATGATATGGCGCTGGTGATGGATAAGATCATCGCTGAGATGGGTAGCAGTCACCCGGTGTTAAAGCAAATTTTACTGATTTACTACCGGGATGATTATAATTTTCCTATGGTGGCCAATGCGATTAAGTGCGGCGAAACACGCGCCAGAGCCTTACATACTGCGGCGGTGGCGTGGGTGGATGGCAGTATCAAAACGCTGACCGCAGATAATTTTAGTATTTCTGCTTAAAAAAGCGCTTGATTTGATCCGCGCGGATCTTTATAGTGATTTCCCGTAAGCTCACGAAAATTGCGTTTATAAAAAAGGTCGCTCATTAAGGCGGCCTTTTTTTATGCTCGATTTTGTGTGTTTATTCCGACAGACAGTGTTCCCAGTACCTTTTGCCCCGTTCATTGAGCGGGGCTTTTTTCGTTAAGGACTCCCATGCGTTACGAGCCACTCATTGCACAACTTAAGCGGCATGAGGGTGAACGCCTGGATCTTCACAAATGTCCGGCTGGGTATTGGTCTATTGGTTATGGGCACAACCTGCAGGCAAAAGGTATTAGTAAAGATATCGCTAATTTGATCCTGCTGGAAGATTTGGCTGATGCTGAGGAACAAGTCAGAAAACATATTCACGTTAAGCGCTTGAGTGACGCCCGTTTGGGTGTGCTGATCAATATGGCGTTTAACCTTGGCATGCATGGGTTGTTAGGATTTAAGCAGTTTTTGTATTTCCTGAGCATGGATGACTACGAACGTGCTGCAGATGAAATGCTTGACAGCCGCTGGGCCACGTAGGTTGGCGGCCGTGCCAAAGAGCTGGCTGAACAAATGCGAACAGGGGAATGGTAATGAAAACGGCGCTGTTAATTATATTAAAAAGCCTGCTCACTAAGTTGCTCACTGAGAAAGTGGTAGGTGCATTGATCATTATGTTATTGGATTACATTGCCAGTAAAACAACCAACAAAGTTGATGATCAGTTAGTCGTTACAGTTAAGGATGCACTGGGTTATGAGTGATATGTCACAACTGGAGCCCCATGTTAATCAGCGGTTTCATGTTGAGAAGTCGATTAGTGTAGGCCACATCCTAACCACGATTGTTATGCTGGTAACCGCGTTCTCTTACTTCAATGATTTCGATAAACGATTGATTCAGGCTGAACAAAGCATCGAGTTTCTCAGGGCCCAGCGCGCTGAAGATTCAAAGCGGGTCGAAAAGCGCCTGGACTCGATTGACAAAAAACTCGACCGCCTGCTCGAAGGTCATTGATCCACATGGCCGCGGGTCCTTCTGGAGCAATCTGGAATACGGGTATAAGTGTCCCGGTTTTTTTGCAGAGCTGAGCCCCTAAGGGGGGTTATAATAATGTCTCTTTTACTATGAACAACATCAATCTTTCAGAACCAGCAGACCAAACCCGGTTTGCTCGGTTAGTTGGTGTGTCTCAGCCCAGCATTTCATCCTACATCAGCAAGGGTCGACTGACCAAAGGTGCTACCTTTGGTCAGTGGATCGCCGAGTACACCGAACATCTACGCACTGAGGCAGGCGGCCGCGCTTCATCACTGCAGGACCGGCAGGCCGCCGCTCGCATTGAAGAATCCGAAGTCAAAGCCGCCATTGGCCGGCTTGATTATTTTTCAAAGCTGGAGGCGCTGGTGATTGCCGGTGAAGTTGAGCAAGTATTGTCCGGCTGGGCAGGCTATGCCAACCGAGAATATCGCAGCGGGTTCGACAGCCTGGTGATGGAAATAGAACGCCGCTATGGCATTGAAATTGACCGAACGATGGTGACTGAATTTGTTGGAACTACAATCGACCGAGTTAGGCGCTTTGCAGAAAAATCTGCAGAGCCTTATCGAGAAAGTAGCGAGACAGTTCAACCCGCCGAGGGTCGTTAAAACTGTCGATTTTATGTCCGGTGAATACAGTTTGCCGGATGTGACAGGCTTTGCCGGTGGGTACCAGTTTGAACGGGCGCCGTATTTTTTAGGAGTGGCGGCCGCGCTTGATGATCCGAACGTGTACGAAGTCGATTTGATGAAAGCCAGCCAGATTGGCTGGACCTATTTTATTATCGGCTACATTTTAAAGCGCATCAAAACCGACCCGTGTCCTATCCTGGGGGTGTTTGCAAAAGAAAAAGACGGCAAGGCGTTTCACGATGAAAAGCTGAAAAAAACCGTTGAAGCAAACCCGGAAGTCATGGACGTGGTCGACGTGACCACCTCGCGCGCGGCGGGTAATCGCTGGGATTTTAAAAACTTCCCTGGCGGATTTTTAAAGTTGGTCGGATCCAACTCACCGGGTAACGTAAAATCGACCTCATCGGTGGGTGTTGCCTTTATCGAGGAACCCGACGATACCAGCGACGATGTAAAAGAGCAGGGCGATGCTATCGGCTTAACCGAGGAGCGGTTAAAACGTTACGTCGGGAATAAAAAGTTGATCGTCGGCGGTACGCCAGCGGTTAAAGGGTTTTCAAAAACCGAGGCCCGCATTGCCCAATCTGATGCGCGGGTGCTTCCTGTGGTGTGTCATACCTGCGGCCATTCCCATGTGCTCGATTTTGACAATGTCGAGTGGCCAGGCAAGGGCAGTGATGATGTGCCGGTCGACCCGGCCACCGGTGAGGTGATGACCGAGCGCCATGAGGTGTTTGGGTTTAACGATCCAGAGTCTGCCGTTTATGTTTGTCCGGATTGTGGTGATCACTGGGATGATTACCAGCGCCAGAAAAACATCGTCGACACGGTTTTTAACGCCATGGATAAGGGCGACCCGCTGTGTGGTTGGGTGCCCACCCGAAAAAGCAACGGCGTTGCCGGTTTTACTGGGTTAAGTGAGTTGTATGCATGCGTCCCGGGCACCTCGCTGTCGATGGTTGTGCGTGAATACTTAAACGCTAAGCATCGCTCAGAGCTCGGCGACCAGTCGATGATGATCAAGTTTGTTAATCAAAAACTCGGCAAAACCTATGAATACGAAAGTGATGCGCCGGAGGCCGATGTGCTGGCCGAGCGCGTCGAGGATTACGCTGAATTGACTGTCCCCGCGGGCGGTCTGGTCCTCACGGCCGGTGTGGATGTGCAAAAAGACCGTCTCGCGGTCATTATCCGGGCCTGGGGTCGAGGCGAGGAAAGTTACCTCGTTTACTGGGGCGAGTTGCCCGCTAAAAAGTCCACCACGGATGTGAATGATCCGGTCTGGCGCGATTTGCACAACCTTTTATTTTCCCCAATACCCCACGAAAATGGGTTTAGCCTGTCGGTCACGGCGGTGAGCATAGATGCCTCAGACGGCAACACGTCAGAACAGGTCTATGACTGGGTACGACCCCGGCAAAAATACGGGGTTATGGCAATTAAGGGTGCGTCCAATGACACCGGGGATCGTGAGATTTATAACCGACCCAAAGCCATTGATCACAAATCACAAACCAAAGCGGCCGCTAAAGGCCTGCATGTGTATCTGGTTGGTACCCAGCGCGCCAAGGATTTGCTGATTGGCGAAAAAGGGCGCGTCTCACTTGAGGGGAACGGCCCGGGTCGGATGCACTGGTATGCTGGCGTTCGCTCTGACTATTTCGAGCAGTTAATGTCAGAGGTGAAAATTCCGCACCGTGGCAAGCTGCGCTGGCAGCCAAAAAGCGGCGTCAGAAACGAGGGACTGGATTGTGAAGTGTATGCACTGCACGCCTCCAGGCACCTAAAAATTCACCGCTGGTTACCGTCAGCCTGGGATAAGTTGGAAAAAACGCTGATGCAGAAAGATTTATTCCAGCAACCCGAGACGCTGGAAATGCCGTCGACCAATCAGCGCCGCAGCCGAATCATTAATTCTGGAGTTGAAATGTAATGCCGGGGATCACACTCGAAGTCGCACAAGCAAAACTAGAGGGCTGGTTAAAAGCTGAGGATATGGTCAGCCGCAGCCAGAGCTACTCCCACGAGGGTTTAACGCTGACCCGCGCCGATGCCGATCAAATTACCGCTAAAATTGAATACTGGAATAACTGGGTGCAACGTTTATCCGGTGGTCGTCGCCGCGGCGTGTCGCGGGTGGTGCTGCCCTCATGAAACCGAATTTTTTAGACCGTGTGGTCGGGTACTTTAACCCGGTCGAGGGGATGCGCCGAGTCCATGCGCGCAACTCGATGTCTGCCCTTGGCGGCTTTTCTGGCGCTAAGAAAACTGGCGCGTCTTTTAAAAACTGGCGCACCACGCATAACAGCGCGGATGCTGACTTAATCCCCGATTTAAAAACGCTGCGCGAACGCAGTCGCGACCTGGAACGCAATCACCCGTTGGCCCATGGGGCTATCAACACGGTGGTCAGTAATGTGGTGGGCGGTGGATTAACCCTGCAAAGTGCCATTGATGGGGATTTTCTCGGATTAGATGATGATGCGGTCACGCGCTGGCAGAATCACGCTGAACGTGAGTTTCGATTGTGGTCAGAAAGTCAGGATTGTGATCTGACCCGGACCCAAAACTTTGCCGGCCTGCAGGATTTGGCGTTTCGCGGCGCCTTAACCAATGGTGACAGTTTTAGTTTGTTGCCCTCGGTTCCAGTCAAAGGCATGCCGTATAAAACCCGTGTGCAAATGATTGAAGCCGACCGTGTGTGCAATCGGGATGATAAACCCGATAACAATAAAATTGTGGCCGGCATTCACCTGGATGAGCACGGTGCGCCGGTCGAATACGATATCTTAACCGTTCATCCAGGTAGTTTAAAACGTGATAAGCGAGCCTGGGAAACCTATGCGGCGTTTGGCGCAAAAACCGGCCGGCGCAATGTCATACACTTGTTTGAGCGCCGACGGCCAGGCCAAAACCGGGGGATGCCGTATTTAACACCGGTGATTGAGCCGTTAAAGCAGCTCGGTCGCTATACTGACGCGGAATTAATGTCGGCGGTTGTGTCCAGTATGTTTACGGTTTTTATTAAAACCGAGGACGGGCAGGGCTCTATGCTCGGTCCAGAGTCGATATCCAACGCCGCCAGTCAAAAGCACAACACGCCGCGCGATTACTCGCTGGGGACCGGTAACATTGTCGAGGGATTACCCGGTGACAGTATCGAGATCATTAACCCCGGCCGCCCCAATTCAGAATTCGACCCGTTTGTATATGCGATTTTAAAGCAGGTTGGTATTGCGCTTGAAATTCCCCTTGAAGTGCTGATGAAAAGTTTTACCAGCTCTTACAGTGCCGCTAAGGCAGCACTGCAAGATGCCTGGCGTTTCTTTCTGCGCCGCCGTAAATGGCTGGCCAGCATGTTTTGTCAGCCCATCTATGAGACCTGGTTGACCGAAGCTGTCGCCATTGGGCGCATTAATGCGCCGGGTTTCTTTACTGATCCGATGATCAGAAAAGCGTATTGCGGGGCAACCTGGCACGGTGACGGCATGGGCTCACTCGACCCACTCAAAGAGGCCAGCGCCGCCGAGAAACGCATGGACATTAAACTGACCAGTCTCGCCCAGGAGAAAGCGGCTTACGATGGCGGCGACTGGGAGAAAACCGTGCGCCAACGTAATAAAGAGTTGGCGAACGGGGGGCAGCCTGCCAATGCTGGCAGCGCCGAACCCTCGCGGTCAGACGATGACGCCGACGACAATTCAGGAGCAAACAATGCTACGTAATTATAGTGACAAGTTGTGGTCCATGTTGCCGCGATCGCTTGATTCAATGTTAAAAGAACAGGCCCTCTACACCGAGAAAAACGCCTCAAAGCCCGAGGCGTTTTTTATGCTTGATGATTTTCAGGCGGCCAGGCCGATGCAAGTAATTGACGGGGTCGCCGTGATCACTATTGAGGGCGTGATGGCCCGTGAGGTGGATTTTTTCACCCAGTTATTTGGCGGCGGTGGCACGTCCACGCGAGAAATTATCGAGCAAATTAATACTGCCGTGAATTCTCCGGCGGTCAATAGTGTGTTGTTGGTGTGGGATTCCCCGGGCGGTACCGTGGACGGCACAGAGCAACTCGGTGATGCGATAGCCGCTGCGGCGCGCACAAAACGCACGGTCTCTCTGGCGACCTCGGTGATGGCCTCGGCCGCCTATTGGGCCGGATCGGCGGCCAATGAGATTTATATCGATTCCAGCACCACTATGGTGGGCAGTATCGGCGTCGTGCAAACGCACATCGACATTTCCAAGCGTGACGAAAAGATCGGCATTAAACGCACCGACATCAGTGCCGGGAAATTCAAACGGATTGCCTCAATTCACAGTCCGCTGACCGATGAGGGCAAAGAGACACTGCAAGCGCAGGTCGATTATATTTATGGTTTGTTTACTGAAACGGTCGCGGCTCACCGGAGCGTATCGGTTGAACAGGTCATTGATAACATGGCCGATGGCCGGACCTTTACCGGGCAGCAGGCGATTGACGCGGGATTGGTTGATGGTAAAAAAACCTTTGATCAATTGCTTTCGGAAATGGTCGAAGCAAGCCCCGCACCTCAACAAAACCGCCATATTCGCGCGGATTCTAACCACTCAACAACTAAGGACTCTCTTATGTTAACTAAAGAGCAAGTCGCCAATGATCACCCTGAAATTGCCGCTGCATTGCGTGCGGACGGGGAGGCCATCGGTGCAGAAAATGAGCGCGGTCGCATTTTGGCGGTGCTTGAGCAGTCAATGACCGGTCATGAAGATTTGATCCAAAAACTGGCGTTCGATGGCCAAACGACTGGCCCGGAGGCCGCGGTGCAAGTGCTGAAAGCAGAAAAAGCCCAGCAAGCAAAAATTGCCGCTGAGCTCGACGAGGATGCCCCGGCACCCGCGCCGAATGCGTCGGATAATCAGTCCGATAAACCGGCAATGCCAGGGGCTAAACAGTTAGCCAGCGAGGCAAACGATTTGATTGCCCAGGCAGAAAGTCAGGGCAAGCAGTTGTCCTTACGTCAGGCCATGGCACAGGTTAAACAACAGTATAAGGGGAACTAAGATGGGTTTTCGTGGAGACATTACAACCAAATCCGCCGAGGCGGATATTGCCGCTTTTCGACTCACTAAGTTTGGCACCGCCGATGAGTCCGTGGTCGCGGCGACCGATGGCAGCGCATTCATTGCAGGTGTTAACGGTGAGCTCGATGTAAAAACCGGCGAGCCGGCCGATATCGTGCGCAGCGGGATCCCGCTGGTGCAATTTGGTGGCACGGTCACCAAAGGCGATCCGCTCACCGCGGGCGCCGATGGCAAGGCGGTTAAAGCCGAGCCCGCCGCCGGTGCAAATGTGTTTATTGCTGGCTATGCCGAAGTGGATGGTGTGGACGGTGATATCGGCGAATATCTGGCCCTCCCTGGTGTGCTGCAAGGCGCAGCGTAACGAATCGATAACGATTAAGGAATAATACTATGCGTACCCCTTTCCCTTTTGATCCGGTGATGACCGCGATTGCTATCGCGTATCAAAACAAACGTCTCATCGCTGATCGTGTTCTGCCGCGTGTACCGGTAGCCAAATCCGAATTTAAGTATTTACTGCATAACCTGGCTGATGGTTTTACGGTACCCAAAACCAAAACGGGCCGTCGCGGCAAGGTTAATGAAGTGACGTTCTCAGCCAGTGAAGAAACGGCGAGCACTGAAGATTTTGCGCTGGACGATCCTATTCCAATGGATGATATCGACCAGGCGCCGGAAAATTACGACCCGCTTGAAGTATCAACCGAGTACCTGACCAACCTGATTTTGCTGGACCGCGAAGTCAGAACGGCAAACCTGGTGTTTGACGCCAGCAACTATGCAACGTCCAACAAAGAAACCCTGGCGGCGGGTGATAAATTTACCGCTGACGGCTCCGATCCGGTGGAAATTATAACCAATGCGCTCGACTCCATGGTGATGCGTGGTACCAAAATGACCATCGGCCGCAAAGCCTTTAGTGCATTATCGCGTCATCCGTTGATTAACAAAGCGGTTCATGGCAATTCCGGTGATGCAGGTATTGCCTCGCGTCAACAAATCGCCGATTTGTTTGAGTTGGAAGAAATCAACGTGGGTGAGGCATTTGTTAATGCTGCGAAAAAAGGCCAGGCCGCCAACCTGCAACGCGCTTGGGGTAACAACCTGTTGCTGTCTTATCATGAGGATATCGTTGATACCCGTCGCGGCACCACTTTCGGCTTTACGGCGCAGTATGGCGACCGCATGGCTGGTGCTGATGAAGATAAATCGATTGGTTACAAGGGCGGCATGCGTAACCGTTCGGGTGAATCGGTGAAAGAAATTATCACCGCACCGGATTTGGGTTACCTGATGACGGCAGTTATCTAACAGGTGAAAAACACAATTAAGGCGCCCGGGTGGCGCCTTTTTTATTGGAGTGTGTAATGGCAGATAAAACATTAAATATTGCGCTCATTAAGCGGGTTTACCTGCAGGGTGAAGCGGTAGAGCCAAAAAACACCGCCGGTGAGCAAACTGTGGTCACGGTACCGATATACCAGGGCGTGAGTTTTATTGAGCGCGGTGTGGGTGAAAAAACCAGTAAAAGCGCGAACTGGCCAGCGCCAGAGGGTGAGGCGAGTACTAACCCGCCGAAAGCCAGCTGATGAGCTTTGCTGATGATATGGCCGAGGATTTGAATTCGGCCTTTTTTGCTGATCTTCCCGATGTGATGTATGTGGATGGCGTGCCCTATAACGGTCAGTTGTTGCGTCGCATGCATGCGTATGCGGAAACCAACGTCTCGCATCATGTGTTCCTGATGCCAGCAAATCCGGTGTTAATGCTGCGCCGTGACAGTTTGATTTTCATTGGTGAGCAGCGTTATGTCTATGTGCAGACCGATCCATCAGAGCCGTTAAATCGGGTTTTACTGGCGCCGCAATCATGATCCCCGTAGTTCGTGTAGATTCTCGCGATATGGAACGCGAGTTGACCCGCATGAGTCGGCAACTAAACCGGCACCGCAGCACCGAAGTAAATCGCATCTTGTCGCGGGTCATCAATCGAAACCTGGCCACTATAAAACGCCGCGTAATCAAAAAAGCGGCGGTCAGTATGCAAATTAAACAAAAAACATTGCGCCCCCGGGTGGTGGTGGTCAAAGCCAAGGCCAGCCATTTAAGCGGCCGGGTGTGGGTGGGGTTAAACCCCATTACGGCGCAGAGCGCGGGTGCTAAACCTGCCGATGAGGGCTATAAACTGGGACCGTATCAGTGGCCAAACGCCTTTAGTAACGCCAAGTTAAATAACGGTATTTTTGAGCGTAAAGGGCGGGCCCGTCTACCGATTAAAAAGGCGGCCTTTGGTGAGGCCTTTGTCGGTCCCACGCTAACGCGGATCACCAACGCAGAAAGCCGCGACAATCTCGACAATGATTTTAGGATTCGCCTGTTTGTTGAATTGGACAAGGCAATGATGAGGATTTTGTCATGACCACGCGCGCAGCCATCCGAAGTTATTTAAAAGACTTAGCAGCTCCCAAGGTGGTGCGGGCGTTTGATTATCGCGCACCGCAGTTGCTGGAGGAAGAATTGCCCGCTGCGTGTGTCTTTTTTGAAGATGGCGAAACCTCGCACGATTTTGATGAGCGAGACGAAACCACCGGCCGCCTGATTATTGAAATTACGGCGCGTAGCGCAGCCAATGTGGATGCCGCGCTCGATACGCTAGGCAACGACATTCATAACGCTATTAAGACTGATGACACCCTGCTGGGTATTGTGGCCGGAATTTGGCGCATCGGTTTCACCTATGAGCGCGATCCGGATAGTCATATCGGTACGCTCTCTGTTATTTATCACGTCCATTACCATGATGAGGATTAGACCATGTTAGGTAAACAAGTAACTTTACACCGTTCCAGCGATTCTGGCGGTACGTATGGCACGGCGATCGGGGCAATCCAGACTATGGAGCCACCCGAGCTCACCGCCGATAACAATGAAACCACCGAGTATGGCTCAAACCATGACTATAAAACCTTTGTGCAAGGGCTAAAAGATGGTGGCGAAATGACGGTTAATATCCGTTATGAGACGGGACAGACCGATGCGGATGCGCTGGAAGATGCCTATGATAATGGCACGATTGAGTATTTGCAGCTGCAGTTCCCGGCCCCCATCAGTAAATCGCGCTCATTTCCGGCGATTGTGACCCGCGTGGGGACACCAGTGCCAAAAGATAACCAGATTGAACGGGTGTTTACCTTTAAGGTCGCCGGTGAAGTAACCCGGGCGACGTTGCCATAATGTTTACCCGCATAAAACGCTGGCTGGCGGCGTTTAAATTGCCAGCCGATCCGACGTTTTCGCAGCGGGCCAAAAGCCCGCAGCGAGTGGGCTGGTATGTACTGGTTGAAATTGGTGCGGCGGAATACACCGTGTTAATGGACTTGTTATTTCAAATCCAGCGCAGTGAGGAGGATATAGAAAGCAAGGGCCGGCAAATCATCGGTTTGCGCTATCAAGCACTGGCCATGTCGTTGCGAACCCCTGGTGGGCGCATCCCGTTTGACTGGCAAAGCGAACGTGATCTGATGCAATTAGCCTCGCTGCCGTATTCAGTGATCACGCCAGCGCTTGAGGCGGCCGCTGAGTTGTCGGAATTACCCTGGCTGTCAATCAGTCAATCTCAGCCTGCCAATGACGGCGATCCGCAGGATGCCCCTGCCCCCCTTGATAAAGAGGCGGTGGCAGCAAACCCCTGATAGGCCAGCCGTATAAGGTTGCAGTGCTGCGACTGGCCATGCAGTTAGGCGTGTCAGATGTTGACGCCTGGTTGCATCAACTCACTGCATCGGCGTTGGTGGACTGGTTACGCTTTCACGAAATCGAGCCTTACGGTAACAAGGTGGTGCCATTTCAATTGGCTGGGATCCGGGCGCAGATGGCCAACTACTTGCGCAAGAAAACCACCGCGCCGTATAAAATCGATGATTTTATGATGGGCTACACACCACCACCGAAACCCCAAACCCCCGAAGAAATGTTTGCTTTGTTTGAGGCCTTTAATTCATGAAAAAAAGCCATCAGGTCGAAATTCGCGGTAATACGAAAAATTACCGCGCCGAGTTCGGCAGGGCCATCAAATCAAATGATCGGTTCAATAAGTCCATGGAGGGCTTAACGAAAGGTGCAACCGCTATTCAGGGGCCAATGGGTGGGGTGGCCTCCCGCCTGAGCGTGGTTAACTCGCTGTTTCGCAGCGGCGCGCTCCATGTGGCAGGTTTTGCCGCCGGTATTGCCGGATTAACCGCTGTGGGCTATAAGTCCATAAAAGTGTTTGATGAATATCAGCGCGGCCAGCTGCGCACTGAGGCGCTATTGCGCGCCACTGGTCAGGCGGCCGGGTTAACTAGTGAGCAGCTGCAGGAGCAGGCAGAACAGGTCGCCCTGTCAACACTGGCCAGTGTCGGCGGGATTGTTGAAGCGCAAAACGTGCTGATGACGTTTAAATCCGTCAGTGGTGACACGTTCCGCCAGGCAATTAGCTTGTCACAGGATATGGCGGCGGTGTTTGGCGGCACGGCGAAAGACAAGGCCATGCAGTTAGGGAAAGCGCTTGAGGATCCTATCCAGGGCATTAATGCGCTGCGCCGTTCGGGCGTGAGCTTTACCGAGCAGCAAAAAGACCAAATTCGCACCATGACCGAGGCCGGTAATGTGGCCGGTGCACAGGAAATTATTTTATCGCAACTTGCGGCACAGGTAGGGGGCGCGGGTGCTGCTGAGGCGGGCGGGTTAGCCGGTGCGGTCGATACGTTAGGTCAGCGCTGGGACGAATTGCTGTTAAGTTTTAGTAATACCAGTGGCTCGGGCTCAGTGGTGACCACCTGGCTCAATAACATCGCTAATGGATTGGATACGCTGCGCAGTAAAATCAGCCCGACCACGACCGATTTGGAGGCTGAGCTTGCCCGGTTGCAGGCCGCGCGCGCCACTGCGGCGGCCAATCAGAATACCCGGCGGGGCCGTCGTGGTCCGAGCCCTGAATCCTTTGACGCCGAAATTGCCGCGATTCAGGAGCAAATCCTGGTGGCCCGTGCGCAAAGTGATGATTTAAACGCTATCACGGCGCTCATTGCTAACCGGCGAAACCGCATTGCCGAGTTGGATGGCGAAATCGCTAACGCCAGCACCCGCCGCCAGCGTGGCGGACAAGGCAGTGAACGCGAGCAACTGCAAGCCCAGCAGCGCGCCCTGGAGGCAGAAATTGCCCAGTATCAGGCGCATTATAATACCTTAAATGAGCAGGCAGAAACGCAAAAAGAAACCCAGCAAGCCATCCAAAATGAGCAGAAAGAGGCCGCCGAGGCGCTGGCCGCTGAACGCGCTGAAAAAGCGGCACAGGAACAGGCGCGCATTGATGCGGCGAACGAGCGCGAAGTGGCCGCTATGCGCGATAAATACGCGCAAATTCACGCCGATGCCCTGGCGGCCGATGAGCAGGCGATTCAGTTGGAGGAATTCCAACTTAAGCGCCGCAGCGATGCATTAAACGCAGAGCTTGCCGAGTTGCGCGAAAAAGGCCTGGTGACCGAAGAAATTGAGGCCGCCCATAAAACCGCGCTGGAAGAATTAGATCAGGCCCATCAGGCCCGCATCGGTGAGATAAAAACCGAGGCGCGCGAAAAAGAACGCCAAGCCAAAGAAGATGCGCGCCAGGAAGAATTAGAAGCGGCAGAGGCCGCTCGCGATGCAGAACTTAAGGCCGAAGCAGAGAAGAACGCCAAGCTATCCCAGGGCTATCAGGCCTTATTAGGCGTGATTGGTAGTTATTATGACGGCATGCAAGGCAAGCAAGCCGGTTATGTCCGCATGGCTTTATCATTGGGCAGCTTGTTGCTCGATGAGAAAAAGCGCGAGTCGGTACAGTCGATTTGGGCCAGTACCTATGAGGCGGCGATGGGCGCTTATGAGTCCTTAGCCAGTGTGCCGTTCGTGGGCCCTGCGCTAGGTGCGGCCGCTTATGGCGGCATTATGCTGGTCGGTGGCGCGGCCGCTGCCAAAGTGATGGGCATGGCGCACCGAGGGATGACCAATATTCCCGGTGAGGGTTCCTATATTCTCGATGGCGGTGAGCGTGTGGTCGCAGAGGAACAAAACAAGGATTTAACCAATTTCTTAAACGCCCAGCAGCAGCCGGGCGGCCAGGGTAGTCAAAAGGTTGAGGTGCACAATTATTCAGGCGCCCCGGTGCGCCAGCTCACCGAGCGGGATGTGGTCAAAATCATGGTGGGGCAAGCGGCCAACCAGTCCAGTGATTTTAGGAATGTGATGCATACCACGTCAACCATGCAGCCGCGAGGGCGTCGTTAATGGAAACCTGGCCAGAATTTTTGCCAAAATGGCTACTGGCGGATCAGTCTGTAGTGGCGGAGCATAATTTTTTACGCTCCACCCAGCCAGGCAAAGTCAGCCAGCGTTCGCTGTCACGCCGCGTTAATAAAACCTTGCGGGCTAACTTATATTTATCCGGTGCTCAGGTGCCAATTTTTGAGTATTTCATCCGCGACCGATGCAACGAGGGGGCCAACTGGTTTACCGGCTATTTCTCATTGTCATCCGGGCCGGTGCTTACCCGCATTCGCCTGGTCAACGGCGCGTATAATTATCAACTGCTCCCCAAGGGCGCGCGGGTGAGTTGTGAGGTAGAAGTCCGATGAATACCTGGCCCGTCAGTATCACTTACTTAAAGCAAAATTATCAGGTCGAAGTCGCGCCGGATGTCTCGCGCAGCCCCACCGTGACCGGTAAACACCGCCAGCGCCTGCAGCGCGTGAACCGTAACGATGCCTTTCGCGTGCAGGCCGTTGTAAATGCCACCCAAAAAGACACGTTTGAAGCGTTTTATGCCGACAACCCCGGCGCCTTTACTGGGCCGTATTTCGATAACGATGTGGAGCAAACCGGCACGCTACGGTTTATCACGAATTCCTATGAAGCCCGGCCGATGAGTCAAACACATTGGCTCATCGCGTGGTCCTTTGAAGTTATCGACCGCCAGCACGATATCGGCCAGCAATTATATGATTTTGCCGTGGCCACCGGTGAAACGTTTTTTAACCTGCACAGCGTGGCCGCTGCGCTGGAAAAAGCCGTCAATGAAAACGAGTTATAACCATGGCCAGTAGTGAATTATTAAAACAGGCTTATGCCAGCGCCGCTGATACCCCCATTCATACCCTGCGCATTTTGCATAGTGGGTTAACAGGCGGCTCGCGCGCGTTCGTACAGGGCCAGTATGATGTGACCGCAACGCTTGAAGATGCCAGCAGCGAAACCTTTGAGGCGGCAGGGCTTACCTTAAGCTTGCCCAAAAAAGGCGTGGATGGTCGGCAGGATTTGAATTTCGAGCTGGAAAATGTGTCGCGTCAGGCATGGCAGGAAATCAAACAAGTGATCGCGGCCAATCGCGCCTTATTAGCCAGTAATACGGTACCTGAAAAAATTCGCCTGGAGTATCGCCAGTTTTTACAATCAGACTTATCCGCCCCGGATGGGCCGGTCATTAAAATGGTGGTGCTCAATACCAACGTGGACATTTTTAAAATGACCCTGCAAGCCTCGTTTTTACCCATGGCGGATATCAGTTGGCCGATACGCCGGTATTATGCAGAAACCTTTCCCGGGGTAAAGCATGCGTGATCGCTGGCAGGTCTGGCAGTACCGGGATGATGCCAACTGCTGGGATTTTGTTCGCGCCATGCTCATTAATGAGGCGGGCATCAATCCGGCTGTGTTGCCGGTGTTCGGGGTGCTCCCTGACGATAAACGCGGTATGACCAAAGCGCATCATGTGGTGCGCGGCGCATTCCGCGCAGTTAATACACCCGCCACCTTTGATGTGGCCTGCCAGTATCGAGGTAAATGCCTCATTCATGTGGGTATTGTGATCGATGGCGCCATCTGGCATGTGGGCCGCAAAACCGGCTTTCGCATTGATCACATCCCTTTATTTTCACAGCAACGCAAGGTGATGTTTTACCGCTATGGCGCATCTGATAGTACGCAATAAATTAGGCACCGAGCAGGAAAGCCTTAGCATTACCGGTTCACTGCTGACCTATCTGCGTGAGTCGGTACCCGGTTACCAGGCACTTTGTCGCCCCCCATACAGCGCGACATTGAACGGCCACCCCTGGCCATATGCGCGCCACGGTGAACGATTAACCGATGAGGATGTGGTCGAGGTGACCATTGAGCCGGGCGATGCGGCGACCGCCTTTGCCATTATCGCGGTGGTGGCGGCCGGTTACGCTTACGTTAAAGCGTCGAATATTCCGCAAAACTATCAAACCTCAACCCCGGCGGGTGAGTCCATTTACAGCCCCAACGGTAAAGCTAATCGGGTGCGCCCGAACGGCATTATTCGTGAGGTGGCGGGTTCGGTCCCTATTTATCCGGATTTAATTTGCCCGGTCCGGCGCAAATACGATAGCAACCTGGAATACTTGTACCTCAATTTGTGTGTGGGCGCCGGCGAATTTGACCTGACCACCAGTGATTTGTATATCGCTGAAACGCCGATGCTGAACTATGCCGGGGATATTTCTGTCCAGATCACGCCGCCTGGCGGCGATGTATCCACCCATGATGCCCATGAAAATTGGTTTACCACCGAAGAAATCAGCGATTTAAAACTGGTGACGTCCACCGATTCTGAGGCGGGCACCTGGAGTATTGACGCCAGCGGCGATCAGATGACCAGTTACGAGGCTGGATCATTGGTAGCGTTCCCGTTTGCGGTCGGGGCGTATTTTGAGATCACGAACTCGACCAATGCCGGCACCTATCGGGTGGATAGCATTAGCGGGGCAAGTAATGAAACCGCCACGGTAGTTAAACAGGTTGTTACCCGCTACTGGGACGGTGACGGTGAGGATCCGCGTTATTCTCAGGGCTCCTATGTGACCGAGTACGAGGATGCCAGCAGCACCAATTTAACCACCACCACCGGTGAGGTGGTCGACTGGGGTGCAACGTCGGGCGGCGTGAATTGGGAAGGGCCGTTTGAGATCTTGCCGCAAGGGGAAACCACCGACGTGATGGAGGTGGATTTTCGGTTCCCGCGCGGTCTGGCCAAAACCGAGAATGATGGCAGCTTAACCGCGCGAACCGTTGATGTAAAAGTCGCCTATCGCGAAGTCGGCACCAGTACCTGGACGGAGTTAGATTACAGTTATACCGATAATACGCTGGACGAGCTTGGGTTTACTGAGTCGATTACTTTGCCGGCAACCATGCGGCCCGAAGTGCGAGTCCGCCGGGTGACGGCGGATGCAGCAGCAACCAATATCATTAATGATATTTACTGCGTGCGTATTCGCGGCCGCCTTGAAAGCCCGACCAGTTACGCTGATGTGACCACCGTGCAATTACGGTTACGCGGCACCAATGCGCTGGCCCAAACCGCTGAAAACAAAATCAATATTCGCGGCGCCACGCGCAAACTGCCCACCGTCGAAGCCTTAAAAGAATACATTCAGGATGGCACGCCCTATAGCCTCACTGCCAGTCATGGCGGCAGCAGCCTGGCGCCGTATTTCGCCTGGACACTTTACGATGTGAGCCGCGCGGATTTGCTCGACTGGGAAGAAATCGCCAAGCTTGATGCGACCCTAAAGGGCCGGGGTGATGAGCTAAACGCGGAGTTTGTCGACGAAGCCACCTTGTGGGAGTCAATAAAGATCATACTGGCCCCGGGGTACGCCCAGGCGACCATTAAAGAAGGGCTACTGTCGCCGGTAAGACGCGAGGCATCAACCGAGTATCAGCAGTTTTACCCGCCCGACGTCATGCTCGGAGCGGGGTTATCTCGCGACGATACCCACTATGATGCGAGTGAACCCAAGGGCCTAGTGGTCGAGTATTTAAATCCGGTCACCGGGACCAATGACACGGTAAATTGTTTCATTGCCGGGGACAGTGAGGCGCAGGCCAAGCGCATTCAGGCCACCGGTATTACCGACCGAACCCGCGCCTGGCGCTATGGCATGCGCGAACGGCTACGCCTGGCGTATAAACCCGCACGGATTGAATTTACCACTGAGCTGGATGCGCTGAACTCTGACTATGGCAATTATGATGCGGTGGCCTCACCGCTTAACGCTAACCAGTCGTTTTATGTGACCGATTACAGCGCGCCCACGATAACGCTCGACAGTGCGCCGGATTTATCTGGCGGTTTAACCTATTACGCGGCGTTTCGCCAGCCCAATGGCGCGTTTTCCGGGCTCTATGTGATAGCCGCTGGCAGTACCAGTGATGAAATCACCCTTTCAAGCCCGGCTACCCTTGATTTTACGCCTGTTTACGATGGCAGCATGGAAGATACCATCTGCGTCATTGGCACCGCCGATGAACTGATTGAACGGGTATGGATAGACAGTATTTCCCCTGGCAGTGACGATACCGTGACCGTGACCGGTGAGGAATATATCGCTGCCATCTTTGAATACGACAACAGCACTCCGGATTAATACGCAATGCCACAGCAATTACCGACCGTTCAGGAGGTTTATGATCTCAAGCGCGATCTTGACGATGCCGCCGCCATCGTTAATGGCGATGCCAGTACGACGGTACCGACCCGGTACGGCGGCGATAAACCCAGTCTGGCTAAAGCCATTGCTCAGGCGATATTACAATACGGCAGTATTGTGTCGCGCGGTGCGTGGCAGTCGGCCACCGCCTATCAGCGCAATGACATCTGGCAAACCGGTGAAACCTGGTATTTAGTGCTGGAGGATTACACCAGCGGCGCGACGGCTCAGGATGATATTGATAGCGCGTCAGTGTTTGTGTACGCGGGCGGCGTGCTGCAATCAGATCTCACTGCTCTGAATGGCAGTATCGCAGATGACCTCTCGGCGCTCACTGATATGCTTGAGACTGCGATTGCCAGTGTGCGTGATGAAAATCTGTCCACTACGCCAGGCAATACAGTTTCCCCGCCCAATTCCCTGCCTTACATGCTTAAACGCTATGTCGGGTATCGTGAGATTGAAAGTCTACCCGCCACCAATGATGGGCAGGCGGTATTGGTCGACCCAATACGCGAGGAAATTTATCTGCCAGTGTCCACCGGGTTTGCCCAGGTGCCAAAAACCATCCGCTCCCGGTTGTTTTTTGTCTGTACGCGGGGCTATATGCTGCGATTTACCAGCGCCTACACCGGCACCATTAAGGC